GCGCACAACCTGCACGGGCTGGCGAAGATTACTAAACCCAACAAGGAATTAAAATGCACTCAGCAACACTCACTTATGACAGCATCGTTTGGGAAGTCACCTACGAATGGGAAGACGCTCAAACCGAGACGGACATTGACCCACCAATTCCCGCTATTGCCACCATTGACCAAATCTACGTTAACGGCGTTGAACTGTACGAACACATTGACGTTCACACCATCTACGCATTAGAAGCAATGATTGTGGAGTCACACGAATGAAAGACATAGCCACCGCTTTTCTGTTCGCCGCCCTTATTGGGCTTCCCTTTGTAATTTACTTTTGGAGGATGTAATGAAAGGTTTAATTGCTTACTACATGGAACTAATGGGGCAAGTGGAATTCTGCCCGTACTGCATGGAAGAAAAAGACGGCAAACTTTCCTGCTGCCAAGAAAACCATTTTGTCCCATTCTCGGATTTGGACACCGATTCACAGTTAGAAATCATTAAAGAGGAATTAGTATGAAAAACATTGCAACCGCCTTAGTCAAGGCACAAAAGGCTTTTGGCCCAGCCCTCAAGTCGTCCACCAACCCGCACTTCAAAAGCCGCTACGCTGACCTTGCAGCCTGTGTGGAAGCGGTCATTGACGCACTAAACAACAACGGCATTGCCATGATTCAAAAGTGCTACGACTGCGCCACTGGCATCATGGTCGAGACGGTCTTTATCCACGAATCAGGCGAAATGCTGGAGTGTGGCATCTTGCAAGTGCCAGCCAGCAAGCAAGACCCACAGGGTTACGGCTCGGCATTGACCTACGCACGGCGTTATAGCCTGATGGCAGCGTGTGGCATAGCCCCGGAAGATGATGATGGCAACGCAGCCACCAAAACTCATGCAATATCAGCCGCCACAGTTAAAGCCTTGGTAGCCGACATTGAATCTTGCACAAATGAGTTTGAACTTAAAGCCGCATATTTTGAAGCCATTAAAGCCGCTGGCAATGATGAAATTGCCAAGACCGCATTTATTAAGGCCAAAGACGCAAAGAAAGGGGAACTGCAATGATTGAAATGATGGAACAAGGCACGGACGATTGGTTTGCCGCCCGATTGGGCAAAGTGACCGCCAGCCGGGTTGCCGACCTAATGTCAAAGACCAAAACAGGTTATGCCGCCACACGGGACAACTACATGGCGCAATTGGTGGTCGAAAGGCTTACCAACACCAAAGCCGAATCGTTCTCCAACGCAGCAATGCAATGGGGTACAGACCAAGAGCCTTTTGCAAGGGCAGCATACGAAGCCGCACAAGGCGTTTTAGTTGAAGAAGTAGGGTTTGTACCTCACCCACGGATTGAGTGGGCTGGTGCTTCTCCTGATGGCTTGGTGGGGCTGTTTGGTATGTGTGAGATTAAATGCCCCAACACAGCGACCATGATTGACACGCTATTAACAGAAAAAGTGCCAGCCAAGTATTTTGCACAGATGCAGATGCAGATGGCTTGCACAGACCGGGCATGGTGTGACTATGTGGTGTTTGACCCACGGATGCCAGCAAAGGCGCAATTGTTTATCAAGCGTGTCGAACGTGACGAAGCCTTCATTGCCGAAATGGAAGCCGAAATCAACAAATTCTTGGGCGAAGTTACCGTCCAAGTGGAAAAACTTAACTCAATCATTGAAAGCAAATAATGTCAAAACTTAAAAAAGAAGTGTCCTGCATCATCGGGACATACACCAACGCCCAAGGCCAAAGCAAAAACCGCTACCAGCGCATTGGCTCAATCATTGAAACTAAGAATGGGGAAATGCTAAAAATTGACGTTATCCCGCTTAAAGAAGGCGGTTGGGACGGTTGGGCGTACCTTAACGACCCAAAGCCTAGAGAAGACCAGCCCCGCCAAGCGCAAAGCCGACAAGGTAGCGGGTTTGACGATATGCCTGACGATATTCCATTTTAAAAAAAGGGCGGTGCAAAATGTTTAGAGCAAGAAACACCGACCCCCTGACCAGTTGGCTGGCTGCGGATTCTGCCAAAGAACTGGCAAAACATCACGCCACAATTATTGTGGACTGCCTACGCAAGAACGGCAAATTAGGCAAGGATGGCATTGCCAACATCACAGGGCTAGATTCCAACCAAGTCGCAAGACGGGTAAAAGAAATTGAACGTGACGGGTTGATTTGTTTAACAGGTCAAACAGTACGCAGTAACTCAAACAGAATGGAGCAAGAATGGCAAATTACACCGACCCAATTGAAGTTGATATAGAAAGCCCAACCGTATTTGAACGGATTATGGACGGTTTTGTTGCTTTGATGACATTGCTAGGCATGGTAGCCACCGTTGCTTTTATTGCGGGGTACATCATTGCCAACCAGCCATCAAGCGTAAAACAATGCGAACCTACTAAAGTGGTTTTAGCAAGGAGCATATTCAAATGACCCCCGCACCACTTCAATACTTTACCCAAGACCATGCGGTAAGCATGACCCTGCGTGATTACTTTGCAGCCAAAGCTATGCAAGCACTGATTTCAGATTCATCTATTCAAGGAACTATGGATGAGTTTGCTCACAGGGCTTACGCAATAGCAGACACAATGATAAAAACGAGGGAACTATGAATCACTTAAAAAACGTATGGGCATGGTTTACAAACCACTGGGTGATGCCGACCCCTGCCGAACTTATCGCCGAAGAACTGATACAGGCGCAGCGCACTAAGTTGCGCCATCAAACGGCACAGGAGTACCACGCAGCCATCGTTGCCTATAACGTGGCACGGATTAAACGCCTTGAAGGATTGACCGCAAAGCAGGAGACAACAGAATGACAGGATTTAAAAGCAAAAAGGCTGCGGCTTTAGATGAGGAAGGGTTTTACACGGTACACCCCAAAGACGAAGACGATGACATTCAAGTTTACCAACGCCCTTGGGTGGGGCTAACGATTGAAGAAATAGCCGCTTGTTGCATGGAATCCACGACAACACAGCTTGAGTTTGCCCAAGCCATCGAAGCCAAATTGAAGGAGAAGAACACATGAAACTAGCAGCAGGAAACCCCAACCTTATGCGGGTAAACCGTCAAGCCACTTTAGGTGAGTTTGCACGGCCTGAGAAAACAACCTACAAATATGGGCAAAGTGGTGGCTATGTGCCGATGGTAAGAACGCCTGATATGGCAGAGCCTCGCACCTTTAACCATCTCAAAGACGGGCAAATCTACAAACCCGACAATTCACCTCCTGCACGGGCTGGTGCTACCGATGCAATGCTTGTTCAAAGCCGAGGTTACAAAACGTAAGTGCTGGTTAAACTACGCAAACGCACGAGTGCCAGTATTGTATAATGCCCGTACATGATTGGAACCCTTATGCACAGAACCGATAGCCACTTTACTGAAGAAGCCTTGCAAGCGCTGTTTACCTATACAAATGGAAATTTGTATTGGAAAGAACGAAAAGGTAGGCGCGTTGCTGGGGCGCTTGCAGGTACAGCTTCGCACCATTACCATCAAATTTGCATAGACTACATCTTGTATAGAACGCATAGACTTGTGTGGGCTTACCATTATGGGGCGTCTGCCTGTACCATAGACCACATCAATGGTAACTCATTTGACAATCGCATAGAAAACTTGCGCGAGTGCAATACTGCGCAAAACCATCAAAATAGCCGACTTGCAAAGTCAAACACCTCCGGCGCCAAAGGAGTTGCTTGGTGTAAGCAAAAACAAAAATGGCGTGGTCGTATTGCCGTGGATGGAGCAGAAAAACATATTGGTTTTTTTACTACTGTAGATGAGGCTAAAGAAGCCATGCTTTCAGCCCGAACAAAACTGCACGGTCTATTTGCACGTAACGCCTAAACATAAGCCCTAACTCCCGCCTTGTCAATAATTAACACTTGACGTTTAGGCTCTGCGTTTGGTTCGTTTGTAATACTAATATGTGTCCATCGGTCAAATTCACGAATTAACTGCTGGTAGGGTAAACCCGCAGCAATCACCGCACGGACTACCTCATCTGGAGTCACGCCGGGTACTCGGAGGTCAGCAGCACAACCGTGACGGTGTTGGCTGGAGTCCTTGCTTCCTACTGCGTCATTGACTTGTTTGCACCGAAATGCGCTGTTAATCATTACAGGCTTGCCACCAAGGGTTTCTTTGACTTGTTCCAGCAGTTGTGCCAAGCGTTGCAAGTTGCTGATTTCCTCTTGGGTTGGACTGTTGTCAAACTCCCTGTGATCGGTGACGGTCAGTTCCGCAAGGGTGAAGTGTTTACTTAGGCTTGTCATTTCCGTTTTCTCCTATTTTGATGCCAGTGATAAGGCCAAGAAACCCGCCAACAATGGTTTGAAACGCAGGGCCAACAATTCCAAAGAGTTTGTCGTTATCGACTAGTGTGTCAAAAAATCCAAACGTAAACACAATGACCATTGACAGCACGGTAAGCGACAAAGTGACGGACGCAATCAAAGTAACCCATTGGGATAATTGCTCTCTGCTCATTTGTTGCTCCGCATCTCAACAATTTTCTCAGCCGTTCTGCCACCGAAATATGCGAGAAACACAATCTGCCCCCAGCTACCTAGCAAATTTACATAGGACTCTTGTGCGTTGTATCCAAAGGCTGACATTGCGGTAAACATAAAGTAGGCAATGAAGATGGCAATCAATGCAATGGGTCTAATGTTTTTGGACAGCCACGAATCGGATGACATATCCGCAGTCCACCGTGCTGTGGTGTTTTCCTGCTCGGCCTTAAACATTTCTGTCTCGTTAGCCATCTTCGCCAGTTCGCCGCTTTGGGCAAGTGTTGCAAGTTCTAATTGAGCCTTGGCCTTGGCTTCGGGGTCAGGGATAAGTTTGTCGATTAACTTGCCGCCTACCGCCAACAATCCAGTAATATCAAACATCAGAATTTTCCTTTCATTGCAATTACACCCCAAGCCACCAGCGTAAATATGGCAGCGGCTACCAGTACGCAAAGCCCCATTGTGATGGCTTCATCAATCTCTGCTTTACGGTTCTTAGCCGCTTTAGCATCTAGTATCTCCTGCACTTTTCTGCGCTGCACTATGCTGTTGCGCTCTAAAATAATCTGTGTCCACAAGGCGCTATGTCCTTGGTTGATAAAGTGCCATTTCAGTTCTTCTTCAGCCCGATTCAGCTCATGCAGTTGCATGACGGTACTCATGGCTTGACTGGTGTCTGAACTGTATTTTTTTTTCGGGTCTTTTACCGCTTCTTTCGCTACCTTGTCTTTTGCGTCAAAAAACTTCATCACATCGCCAGTGATGGACTGCACATCCTTGCCCATTTGGATAGCGGCTTTAATTCCTTTTATAGCACCTTGTGCTACTGCGAAGGCCGTGAATGGGTCAATCATGGCGGTCTTTCTTAACTACCTCTAACACCCAGCGACACACCCGCCCGTCTTTGTCTAAAAACTCATTAGCCCCATACTTTTCTTGCGGCAGCACGACACGGCACACCAGCACGATTTTTTGTTCCGTGTTGGGCCAAGGTATTTGTGCTGACGCGACATCTATCACTTGTACTCATTTAATGCTTGAAATAATTTAGTAAGTAACCGACAACAGCAGAAATACCTGAAACGATGGTCATTCCAAACCATAGACCGCCACGACCTTTATTTGCCAAGGCCATCAGCTCATCAAGTTGACGTTCAACCTTGTCCATTTTCTTATCCATGTCCTGTACTTTCTGCCAGAGCACGCCGTACTTTACAAGGTCGATTTCGTTTCCTTCTGCCATAATGTCAGTCTCCAACATTTAGATGCCTTCGCCCTGCACAATGTAAATAGTAGCCGCTGCTGATGCAAGGCCACTGAAGTACGATGTGCGAGCAAAGCGCAGAATCTCTACCGCACCTGGCACTAGCACAATGGCTGGGCTTGGGTTACCTGCAATTGGCGCAACAGCGTTTGCCGTAGCTAGTGCCGCAGTCGTTCCAACACCCAAAAACACCGTGTAGATGCTGTTGTTGATGATGCGATATTGACCCGTACCCTGTGCGTCTAGCCTGCCGCTAACCAGCGCCTGAACGCCAGTAGGCGCTACGGCTGCGGCTGGCACGACGATGGTTTCGCCAAGAGGCGCAAATGCGATTTGGGAATTGTTGGACATGTCAGACTCCTTTGGGTGCGATGGAGGCTTTGTAGGCTTCGATCACTTCGGTGGTGTGTGTGGCTGCGCAGATGGCTTGCACGCGAAAATCTTCGCCAGCGTAATCTGCTCCAGGGGCGACAACGTGTCGGTGAAATGTTTGGCTCAAAATTAAGCCGTCTTCCACGACTCGGCTGGCGGTGCGTACTTGCACACAGCCGTTTTCGAGAACTTCAATGTTGTCAACGAGAGTTATTTTTTCGAGTGCCATTTTGTTTCCTTTCAAAATTAAATTTCAATGTTTTGTACTTGTACGATTAAACGCTGTATGTTGCGGAAAAATAAATAATTGTGGTTAATGCAATAACTTGAGTGCAATATATGTTTGTTGCAGATACAAAAATAACTGAACCTGCACCAAGTGTGGCATTAGATGCTGTACCTCCGCTAACCGCTGCGGAAGAAAAAGGCAAACTGCCTGTCATGATTGAACCTGCGGTGCTGGCTATTGAAGTAGAACCTGCTAACGTACCTGAGACGGTAACTAAGCGGCCCACTTTGGTATACCTTCCCGTTGAGCTAAACGATCCGGTAACAACTAAAGAAGCGCCTTGGGTTGGTGTCCAAGTGCCTTCTTCGTAATCATTGAATAATTCACTTGTACCTGTGCCCGGTGTGGCAGAAAAGTCAACGCCTTTCCCTGCTGTACCGATGATTAAATTACCATCATTGATGGTTTGATCGCCTGTTCGTGTGGATGGGAATCCAACTGTTTTCAACATGATTTAAGCCTCCAATTTGCTGCGAAGATATGCACACTCTAAGGCCAAAGCCTCTTCGTACCTGATGCCGTACCGATCACCAGCAGGCACTACGATTCGTTTTTCCCCGTTACCTTGCAGCACCTTGCTGACAGAACCGTCGGAGTTTTGAACATCAACCTCGACCAGAACATCCTCGTACTGATCTTCCCACTGGTCGTGGCACAGCAAGCCGTATTTGAATGCGTCTAGACCTTCGGATTCAAACGCTTCTTTGACGCGCTGTGCGATGAGGCCGAAGTGCCAACGAGCGCCGTTGCCTTTGGCTTGCACGGCATCCTTGAACTTGTACTGCACATAGCCGACCTTACCCCATGCGCGAAGCACAGCAGCGTCAATATCCTGCACTTGTTCTTTGGTGCGTTCATCCGAAGTGTTGATCACACCCGTACCAGCGTACACCACAGACCAGCGGAATGAGGCGTTGCCAAGGGTTTTGGTGTTGTCAGCAGATGGTCGGAACACGTTGCTGTCGGTGACAGTCTGCGCTGCGGCGTCTGTGTACACCTCCAAGCTATTGGATGCCAAAATGTACGATGCGGTGGCTTGCTGATACAACTGAATTTCTGCCGGGGTGGACTCAGTGTTGATGCACCGAATTCGTGGCTGATAAGTTCCGCTACCACTGGTTGCAATAACCTCGACGTTCTTAGATTCATCAAACGCAAAGTTTTGAACCGGGAACGGTGTCGTGATGTTGGTGAACTGATTGTCAAATCGACGAATTTGTGCAGAGGCGCTTGTGTAAGTAGCGCTTGCCTGAATTCCAAAAGTTTTGTCGCGAATGACGTTGTTGGAGACAATTATCGAATCCGTTGCCTCACTTGCGGC